CTTTATTTAGTTCTTCTTTTACTAGCGTACGTAAATTGTTTAATTTCATATAATGGTATATGCTATAAATATTGTATAGTCTAATTTAATTAACGTGTTTATTCGTTAATATATAATAGAAAAATAAAAGCTCCAAATTTCTTTGGAGCTCTTGTATAATTTGTATTTCTTAGTAATTTAAGATACAGTAATCTGGTTGTACTTCAACAGTAATATTTACTGGTGTTCCATCATCATCCCAGTTATAATCTCCAAAGTTAGCACTTGTAATAACTGCTCCTTTAACGATCCATTCAGAAACAATATCACCTACAGGTCCTATTACGTTGAATGTGATATCTTTTTTATAGAAATCAGAGTATCCATCTCTACCTGTTACAGATTCGTGACCTAAACGTACCCATTCCATTACTGCTTGAGCTCCACTTGGTGTGATTGACTCATACATTGTAAATGTAATTGTGTTCCAAATTGTTTTTCCTTTTACATAACGTTGAACGTTGATGTGGTTAAGAGCAACTGCAGTTTGTGTTAACGATACAGCACTCACCCCTTTAACCAAATATGATGGTACTCCATCCATATAAAGGATAAAACGGTTACTTTGTTTAGGTTCAAACGCCGTGTAAAATATTTCGTTTGGATTTAAAATTGCCATTTTTTATTATTTTAGTTTCTTTTATTATAAATATTAAATATTTCTATTTTTTATCCAGGAAATTCAGCTCCTGTTGGTTGTAAGATAAAATCTAGAGATATAAATTCAGCTGTACGTGTTGGTTGGATGTAAATTTGTCCTACTAATTGATTTTGATCAATTACTGCTGGTCCGTTATTTGTATCATCCATAACAACTTTATAAGCATATAATCCTTGTTTTTGTTGGATTCCTTCTAGGAATGGTGATACTCTAGATACAAATGAATTACGTGTTGCAATTGTATTTTGTTCAAATACTACTGTATCAGCAATTTGACGAATGTAATTTTTCAATTCAATCATTAAACGTCTAACATTCACACGATCAAGAGCAGATTGTGATTTTTGTAATGTTTTTTGTCCGTATACTACAACACCTTGTTTAGGTAATGTTGCAATTGGATTGATGTTATTTGAATATAATGTATCTCTATTTCCTTGTGATAATTTTAATTCAGCTTGTAATACTGTGTTTAATCCACCTCTATTAATACCTGCTGGTGCAAACCATGGGGCTGCTACTTTATCGTTATTAGCATATACACCTGGTATTACAGTTGAAGCTGGTACCCAAACATGTTTTCCTGTTGCTGGGTCAATGATACGAACCCAAGGCCAATATGTTGCAGCATAAGAAGTATCTCTAGTATTAGCTTGTGTTACTGCTTCTCCAATTGTACTTCCAAATACACCTAAATCAGTTACATATAAATTATCTCCTCTAGAGATAGTGTTAGTAATGATTTCTGTTACTTGTGCTGTATGAGTATCATTTAATAATCCAGGCGTAAATAATACATTGAATTGGTATTGTTCTGCGTTGCTTAACAAATCAATCATACTGTTATAATCACTACCGATCAAACCTTGTGTATTTGTTGAAATAGTGTCATATAAATTAATTGTATTACTTACAGTTCCTACTGCATTTCTAAATGAACCACTTCCATTTAATGGAATTGATGATGTATATACACTTACTGGTGTTCCATTAGCATTGAAATAATTTGGTGTTAATGAATCTACTGATTTAATTCTAATGTATCTTGAATTGTTAGGATATGTTCCTGTTAAATCCATTTGGTTATTTGTAGAAGAATAACTTAATACTTGATCACCAATTACTTTAGAAATAAAACGAGATGAATTCGGATCTAAATTAACATTATTAAATGCTTCTAAAACAGTTTTATTGGCTGCTGTATCATTACCTCTTCTAACTATCAAGTTAAATGTACCTGAACCTGTATTAGCATTTGTAATTTCCCATCTAACATTATCTGATGATCCGGAAACTAAAGCTCCATCTGTTTCAGAACCTGAGTTATTCATGATAATACCTTCAGAAAGTGTTTCTATAGTAAATGCTGTTGCTGCTATATTTGCAGTTCCACCCGCTAGCGTACCTGCTAATGTACCTATATTTCCAGCATATGCTTGTTTATAGATATTAACTCCATTTAATGCTGTACCTCCATTAATTGATTTAATAGTAAAAGTTGTCCCATCAAAACTAGAAGTTAATCCGGATGCTTTAAATTCAGCTGCAGGGTCATTTATTGTAGAAACAACTGCATTTAAATAAGTGGTAGGACTATCATTTGTTGTAGCTCCACTTGAGGTATAATAAATATCAGATAATGTATTATAATAAGTGTAAGATGTATTAGGAATAATCCAAAAATCATTATTTGATGTTTGTATTCGAACACCTACCCATGAACCTGTCGCAAACCCTGTAAAGGTTGATGCTGCTGTAAGTGATAATGAAGATGTATTACCTACAACTGTTGTTAAACTATTTTCAACGGGAGTGCTAACGGCCGGAGTCCATGCTGTTCCACTTCCACTTACTACACGAGCAACTAATAACGAAGTTCCTCCATAATTGAAGTAATTATAAGCTGCAATTGAAGTAAGGTATGAGTATGAATTACCTCCACTAATGAAAGTATCTCCAAACAATGTTTGAAAGTCAGAATATGAAGTTACTAAAGTAGGGACTTCAACAGGACCTTTCACTGTTGGACCCATAATAGCAGCACCAGCTTGAACAGGTTGACCTGTTAAGAATGTGTTGTCTATTTCACTAATTGCTACTCCAGGAGAAGTTGTAAAATTTGCCATTTTATGTTTTTATTATAAATATTAATGTTCTTTCTAAAATATATTATTAAGCAGGAAACGTTGCACCTGTAGGTAATATATTAAAGTCTAATATAATAAATTCAACTGTTTTTGTTGGTTGAATATAGATCTGGCCTATTAATTGGTTGTTATCTACTACGTTAGGTGGGTTGTTAGATTCATCCATTATTACTCTAAAGGCGATTAAACCCTGTTGTTGTTGAACAGAAGCTAAATATGGATTGATTACTGCTAAGAAATTATTTCTTGTAATCGTATCATTTTGTTCAAATACAAATGTATCTGCTACTTGAGAAATATATGATTTTAACTCAATCAATAAACGACGTACGTTGATACGATCTAAAGATGATCTTTTCTTTTGTAGTGTTTTTTGTCCAAATATTACTACTCCTGTATTAGGATAAGTTGTAAGTGGATTGATATTTGCTTGATATAATGTATCTCTATTACCTTGAGTCAATACACGTTCTGCTTGTGTAGCCGTAGTTAAAACACCTCTGTTAATACCTGCGGGTGCAAACCATGGAGCAGCAATATTATCATTGAATGCATATATTCCTGGGATTAATGTTGATGCAGGTACCCATACTTGATTAGCTGTACTTGGATCAATTGTTTTAACCCAAGGCCAATATGTTGCAGCATATGATGTGTCATACCCTACTGTGTTTGATAATACTGTAGTAATTTGGGAGTTATATTTTGATGAATCAAATACTACCATCATATCTCCTCTATTTTGAGCAATAGAAATCATAGAATTGATAGCATTATATGATGAATCACCAATATCAGATATTAAACCAGGAGCAACTAATAAATTGTAACTAAATGCATCTTTATTTGCTAATAATGAAATAGATTCAGTGTATGCACTTGCCGAAATACCTTGAATATTTGTTGAGGTAGTAATATTTTCGTAATAATTTGCTACTACACCTGTTGGTACATTTTTTCCTACAGCACCTCCAAAAGAACCACTTGAATTAATTGGAATAGAACCAGTGTATATAGGTTTTGGATTACCTACATTATCAAAGTAGTTGGGTGTGGTTTGGTTGACTTGTTTAACGCGTACACACGTTGAATTATTTGGATAATTTCCAGATAATTGAACATAATATTCACCATTATCACTAGCTACACTTTCAACTTGATTACCTATTACTTTTTCAATATAATTTGAAGAGAATGGATCTAAAGATAATGGACCCCATGTTTCAACTACTGATGGAGATGTTGAAGTATCATTACCTTGACGAATCAATAGATTAAATGTACCTAAATCTGTATTAGCATTTGTAATTTGCCATCTAAAATTATTTGATGAACCACTTAATAATGTTCCTAATGACCCTGTTGGACCTGTACTATTCATTATTTCACCTTTAGAAATAGTTTCTAATATAAAAGGTGTTGTATTATATGGAGAACCTGCAGAATGTGCTGAAGATGATATAAATGATGAGGTTGCTGATGTAAATGTTTCGCCTACTACTCTAGTTACAAGTAATGAAGGACCTCCATTATTAAAATAGTTATATGCTGCTATAGAAGTAAAATAAGTGTAGGTGTTACTTCCGCTAAGGAAAGCATCACCAAACTTATTTAAATAATCTGTATATGTTGTTACTATTGTAGGAATACCTACTTTACCTTTTACGGTTGGTCCTATAATAGCAGCACCTGCTTGAACAGGGGCTTGAGTTATAAATGATTGATCATTCTCTATAGCTAATACACCAGGTGATACAATTGTTTCTGCCATTGTAATTATTTATTTTATTATAAATATGGTGTATTTCAACCCAGATTAATCTATCAATGTAATTTCACCTGTTTCCGGATCAATATTTGATTTTCCGTATTTTTCAAAGATTGTTTTTGTAAAATCTTGTTCTTGACTAGATAAATCTTTCAAAGCACTTTTAACTGATTCATGACGCATGTCTAATTGGGTTCTAATCATTTCGATTTCACCAAATTCCATTACTAATGATTGTGTTTTTTGTTGAAGTGCTGTTAATAAAGCTTTTTCTTCGCTTGTTAAGAACTTTTTGTCTGTAACTGTTTCCATTTTTATTTATTTTTATTTGTTTATTAAATTGGGTTAAAATTTCTAGTACAATATAATACTATATTATGTGCTACATTTATTGGGGTTGTTGCCCATGATGCAGGTGTTCTCCATTCCATATAAATTTTAGAATTTAATTCTTTGGATAAATTTACCTCCTCTACAAATGAACTAAATCGTACATTATGTGATAAAGTATTTGTAAATGATTTTACTGCATCTCCAACATATAAAGTATAATTAGATGTTTCGGTTGTTCCAGGAGTTCCATTTACTGTTGTTGAAATACTAGCACTTAATATAGTAAATGCAGTATACACATATGTTCCTGCTTGATTAG